TCCGAATCTCTATCAAAAAGAGAATCGTTTAGACTTAAATGTACAAATTTTCCATTTTCATCGACATATTTTATTTCTACTATTTTTAAATAAATTGTACCATAGTATTTAGTTCCATATGGTATTCTGTTTGATAAACCAAAAATTTTATTATTTATTTCAATAAATTCATCATCAATTTCATCAATATTGGTTTTTTTATCAAATTTCAATTTAACTTTAACCAAACGATTGCGGCCCCGTCCAACCGGTTCAAAATATTCATATTCGTTGTTAGTATTAATAATTTTCTCAATTAATTTTTCTACCTTAACTGAAGATTCTGTTTTCTTATTCATTAAATACTATGAAAAATTAACCGTTTTAAGATTTTTAACTCTTACGTTTATGTCTTTATTTGGAAATCTTATTTGATATATTTGACTTGGTTCTGAAAAAATTGTATCATCAATTAATTCAATTTCTTTTGTTTCAGAATTAGAATATCTTTGTGATGTTTGTGATGATGAGTACTGTCCACCTATTTTATTAAAAACTGAAATATTTGACAAAGATATTACACCATTTTCACTCTGTATTAACCTTCTTATTTCTGATATATTCACATTTTCTCCCATTTGTAAATTTAATGGATCAAAATAATCTGAAACTATATTAATTATTTGTGAAATAACCGATCCTTGATTTTGTGTTGAATCTAAAACTACGTCAATTATAAAACCTAAATCAATAACACTTCCATTTTCTATAGAAATATAGTCATTTATCATTCTATAATTCGATAAATAATTTGCAACATTACTTTTTAAAGTATTAGAAACAACCTCTGTTAAATCGCCGTTTTCATCATAAGATAACATTTTTATTTTTATTTTATTATTTTCTTCGGTAATTGTTACTTTTGCCGGAGCCCCAAATTGAGATGGCATTGTCCTAATTAATGAATTATAATCGTTAACTGTAACCGCTCTATTTTGTGCCGCGAAATTAAATGCTACTAAGTTTCTAACTTCTTCAATTGTAGGAAAGTTTGCCCCACCTATAGCCGCGGTTACATTATTACATCTTAAAGAATTAATTACTGTAGTATTTGTGGTGGTTGAAGGACCATTTACAAAGAAAAATATTGTACCTAATTGATTTATTACACCAACTCCAACATTACTACTTATACCACCTCCTGTTCGATATTGTATAAAAAGTGTTGAGTTGGCTTTAAGACTACTTCCTAAAGCTAAATTATTTGAATACTTGTATAGGTCAAGTTTAAATCCATTTTTAGCAAACTCTCTTAATTGTTCTTCTGAAGATTGGTTACCCCCACCAAAAGTCATTTTTAAAAATCCTTCTGGTGTAAACTCTGTAATAAATTTATTAGTAACTAATACATATTTTCCAACTTTTATTGATGGTGTGTCTGATGGTTTGGTAGGATCCTCTATAAAAACTCTATCCTCAATCAAAGCTTTAACTTCATACCAACGATTTTCTAAACCTAAAAATTCTTGTACTGTTGGAACATTTGCATATTGCGTTCCATCTTTTAATATAACACTAGTAACCCCTAATACATTTTTTTCAGGTAAAAATAACTCATAAAAAGGTCTTACATCGTTAGCGGTTATAACTTTTTTAAATACTTTAGTAGTTCCATTAACTACAGTTTCCCTTTTAATAATAGTGTAACTTAATAATTTGTCGTTTGTATCAAAATTAGGTATTTTAACCCGATTTGGGAAACCTTCCGAATTTGTTGGTGAAGCAAAGTCAATATCATTAACAGTTTCAAATATTTGTCCTCCACCATTTACTTGGGAACCTCTCCTCAATATACCACAATATCTTAAATCTTCTTTATCACCAAAAACAGGAACCACTATTGAAAAATCGCATAAAGCCACAGATGGTCTTTGTCCGGGTATTTTAAGACCATAAGTTCTCGCTATATTGTATATTGAAGATCTTTGTTGTGCATATTGTAAAACAGTTTCTTGAATACTTCTATCAATATTGAATTGTAAATTATCGGTTACCGCAGCGTTTAAATCAATTAATGCGGAAAATATTGACGCATCATTAAAATTTTGTATTATATCAGGATAATAAGTCTTTGTAAAATTAATTAACTCAGTCCTAACCTGTTGAAAATCTCTTGTTGTATATGATATTTTTTTATTTGCCATGATTATATATTAATTATTACAAAATCACTTTGATCAAATACATCATCTGAAATTGTATAGTCTATTCTAATTTTTGCGGTATGTTCCAATTGAGAAATGTTTGATACTCTAAATACCTTGGTGTCATCTTCTGTAATAAAACTCCCCTTATTTTCTTCCCCTGACGAAGCGTCAGTTACAGAAATGTTTGTTATCGTTAAATTTGGTATAAATTCTTGTACAGATTCCCTTATTTCTCCCTGTATTTCAGAAAATGTTGGACCATCCATAGGTTCAAATATATATTCATATAATCTAGTCCCAAAATTTGGTAAAAAATATCTTGTTCCTTTTCTAGTCAATAATAAATGAATTAGATTACTTCTAACTTCTTCATTGTTTGTTTCTGAAAGATCAAAATAATCACCAAATACTGAATCTCTAAAAGGAAAATTTATTCCATATGTAGTTCCATTAGCCATATGAAATAAATATTAAATTTATTATTTTTTTTTCAATTGAAAAATTTGTTTTAGTTCCAATTATCTCCATTCCAAATTTCTACATTATTAAAATTTTCTTTATAATGAAATTGATTATCGTAAGATTCATATATGTATAAATAGTTTTTATTTTGAGATTTGGTTATATTACTCAATATAAAAAAAGAATTTGTTCCTAATGACAATTTATTTAAGTTATCTTCATAGGCCAAATTTAAGAAAATGTTACTTTCTTGATTTTCAACATACCTACAATAACATACAGTTGAATTATTATAAAATAATTCTAAAACTTTTATTTTAAAAAAACTGGAACAATTTTTATATAAATTGAATATGTTAAATTCTTTTAATTCATAAAATTTTTTAAAAAAATCATCAATATTTTTTTGGTTTTGGTAGTCTATAATCCTATAAGAAATTTTATTTAGTATATTATTTCTTTTTTTACTTATAATTTGATTTTTTACATTTAATCTACAACTTCTTGATTGGTACCATATTCCTTTATTTTCCATACTTGGATTCCAACCCGTATTTAATAATTCATCCCAAGTTTCATTATCAGGTTCACAATAAACTTCACAATAAACTCTATCATTTTTTACAAAACCAAATCTATGGTTAAATAAAATTTTCATAATTTGTTATAAAATTCTGATCTTTCTTTATTATTTTCACCTGATTCTAAATCAGTATGATCATAATTCATTAAATCTGTGTCTGGCGTAACCCATCTTGAATTTCTTTCAGCCGTCCATAATGTTGTGTTATATTTTCTATGTATGACTAAATCTTCTTTGATTGTAAATGATGGGTCATGTATTGTTAATCTGTTATTTGGTTGGATTGCGAAATTACCATTGTCCATAGCTATGAAATGGCCACATTTATGTTGTGATGGAAATTCACTAAGTAAAAAATCAGTATCAGAAGAATCTGACGAACTACCCCAATCTAATGTAAACAAATAACGACCTTGATATTTCTCTCTTCTTCTTGATAAAAACTTAACAACTTTGTTTTTTAAAATAGGATATGAGGTTACACCAACATGATATGAGAAAGAATCCCAAAGAACCAACTCATCTAATTCTTGTTCTGGCGCATTTTCCTTCCAACAAAAAGCGTGTATTGGCATTCTCCACCACAAACCACCATCTTCCATAATAAAATGGAATAGAGGTGCTTGAGACGGAATGGAACACATTCCAAAAATGTAGCATGGAAATTTTTTATCATGAGAATCTTCTTGATTTCTCAAAAAATTACCTCTTATATATGCCTCTACAATTGGTATCGGTGTGTTTAAATATGACATAAAATATTAAATTATTACGATGAACATCCAAAACATTCAAATGGTGAATCTGTTGGTTTATCTAAAATTAAATCTACTTTTGGTGGTTCAGGTGTTATCCTTGGTTTCTCTATTTTAGATATGTCAACAGCTAAATGTTTAGCACCTGTTGAAATGGCCTTTGTTCTAACGTAATAACAGAGTGTTTTTAAACCTTTTTCCCAAGAATAAAAATGTGAAGACGTTATTCTTGATAAAGTTGGATTTGACATATAAATATTCATTGATTGTGACTGATCAATAAATGGTGCTCTTTCTGCGGCCATTTCTATTAATTCTTTTTGTGATATTTCCCAAATTGTTTTATATTTTGTAATTAAAAATTCAACTCGTTTTACCTTTTTTTGATAATTTTTTTCTTCGGGGTCTAAATAATTGTTGAAATTTATATTTTGTATTGAACCTTCGTTCATAATAATTTCATTTTTTAAATCTTCGCACCAAATACCAAGTTTTTCAAAATCATTGATTAAATATTTGTTTACAATCATAATTTCACCACCAACAACTCTACGATTAAAAATAGCTGAATGAGCTGGTTCAGTCATTTCGTATGAACCAGTTATTTTAGCAGAACTTGCCACGGGCATTTGTGCTGTGAATAGAGAGTTACATACACCATAATCTTTAACCTCTTCTTTTAAAGAACTCCAATTCCACATTCCTGATAAATTTTCTTCTTTTAATCCCCACATATCAAATTGGAAAATTCCTTCTGACATTGGCGAACCGTTAAAATAGGTATATGGTTCATATTCTCCTGACTTACACAAAGAACAACTTTCACTAATTGCCGCAAAGTAGATTGTTTCAAATATTTCTTTGTTTAATTTACGGGCGTCATCTGAAGTGAATTTGTAATCCATAATGTAGAATACGTCAGCCAACCCTTGAATTCCAATCGCAATTGCTCTTTGTTCAAGACCACCTTTTTTACCTTTTTTTGTTGAGTAGTTGTTGATATCAATTACTTTATTCAGAGATCTAACAACTTTTTTTGTTTCATTATAAAGTAATTTAAAATTAAATTCTCCATCAATAATAAAGTTTTTTAAAATCATTGATGATAAGGTGCAGATCGCCGTGGTTGACTCATCAGTCACTTGAAAAATTTCAGAACATAGATTGGATTGTTTAATTACTCCAATATTTTGATGATTAGTTTTATTATTAGCGTTA